CCGCGTTCCCGATGGTGTAGGTGTAGATCCGCGACTGATTACCCAGCAGGTTCGGCCAGCAGCCTGCGGGCAGGTTCGGGAAGTTGTAATCGACGCGGATGCCGGGTGCCTGGCCGTTGGGTCCGGACTTGTGGATGGAGAAGTCGACCTGCACGCAGGCCAGGAATCCGAGCCGCCGATACCACAGCACCGTGTTGACGGTGTTGAGGCCGGGCGGGTTCGTCGGGATGGGCAGCAATTGCCGCCACGGGTCGATGTCCAGGTCTATCGCGCCCTCGCCCGGCGGCCCCTGCTCGCCCTGCGGACCCGGCGGGCCTTCCGGCCCGCGCTCGCCCTGCGGACCCTGCACCAGACCCGGCGAGCCCCACCCGCCCGGCCAGCCCGGCAGGAACGTCCACAGCGCGCCGTCGACCACGTAGACCAGCGACCAGCCCGGTTCGAGCTGCGTCGCTTCGGCGGGCCGGCCGGGACCGTCGAACCCGGCGGGAATCAGCCCGGACGGCGGCAGGTCGGCCGGTGTGGTCTGCTGTCCGAAGCTCCCGACGATCAGCGTCGCCGTGCCCGCCTGCCCCTGCGGCCCCTCGGGACCGCGCGGCCCTTCGGGACCCTCCGGGCCGGGGTCGCCCCGCTCGCCCTGCGAGCCGGTGTTGCCCATCGGCCCCTGGACTCCCTGGTCGCCCTGCTCGCCGGTCGGACCCTGCGGGCCTTCGGGGCCGATCGGGCCTTCGGGTCCGGGCGGGCCTCCGGGATCGCCGGGGTTGCCCTGCGGGCCTGCCGGTCCCTGCGGGCCTGCCGGGCCGGGCGGGCCGGGCACCGACCCGGCGTAGTCCTGCGGACGCGGGATCAGCGTCATGTCCTCGGCCGACGCCGCGCCCGCCGGGATCTCGACCGTGCCGAGCATCACGCCCGGCCCGCTCACGCCCTCCGGTCGGACGATCAGCCGGAACTCTGCGGCCTCGGGGTCGGTGATCACGGCCCACAGCTCGTCGGCGCGATCCTCCAAGCCGCCCGGCTGCGCGGCGGCCTCCAGGGTGATCGGCGACGTGAGCACCGCGACCGTCCCGTCGCCGCAGTCGGCGAGCGCGAGCCAGCCGGGATCGATGACGATAAGCAGCCCGGCGGCCGGGCTCATGACGACCGGGGTCACGATGCCGGTCGATCGCGCGGCCAGGGCGGTGATCACCTGCCGGTCGTCCCAGGCCGCGTACCGGCCCGACTGTCCCCAGCGAAGGAGCTGCGGCGTGGTCATGAGCCGATGTCCTCGACGGTGATCATCTGCGGCGAGCCTGCGAGGCCGGTGCCATTGACCCGGAACTGCGTGCCGTTGACGATGCTCCACATCCGCCCGGAGAACACCCGCTCGAATCGCGCGTCGGTGATCGAATGGCGGAAGATCCATTCGACCTCGGCCTGCTGATAGCCGGGGGTCACCCCGCCGACGTAGGAGAAGTTGAGCGCCGCCTCGCGGGCCAGACCGGCGGTCACGGGCGCCTGCCCGGCCGCCCGGTAGCCGATCCCGATCCGCAGCTCGCCGTTCTCCCTGAACCCGCCGGGAGCCGCGACGAGCTGCGCCGAGCTGGTCACGTACTTGACCCGGTACCACTGGCCGGGCTCCATCATGACCTCTTGCGAGTCGAGCGTCCACCCGACCGCCGCCGCGAATGACGTGGCCGTGTGAACGCCCGCGTCGTTTCGCGTCTGGTAGGCCATCAGCCGCCGCTCGATCGAGGCATCGACCGATCGCAGGGTCATCGCGGCGGCGGTGTTCGCGTTGGCCGGGACGGTGATGCTGACCAGCGGAATCCCCGACCGGCTGCCCGCCTGCGCCCTGGTGATCACGCGGAGCTCGAACGTTCCGTCGTCGGGGTTCGTGTCGGCCCACACGTAGTCCTCGCGGCTGCCGGTCGCCGGGCCGGGGTTGGCCTGGACGACCAGCTCGTCGCGGGAGCCGATCACGCCGCTGGTGAGATCGTCGCAGCTCGCCACGCCGACCCAGCCGCCCCGGATGATCACCTGGAGCCCCGACCCGGCCGCGACCGTGACCGGGCGCACGAGCCCGAGCCTGCCCCGGGTTACCGCCGTGATCACGGCGCGATCATCGACGGCATCGTAGTTCGCGGCCTGGCCCCATGCGAGCTTGCCGCCCGGTGCTTCGGTCATCGGACCTCCCTCGTCCCTGCCTGCCGGAAACCGCCCTGGTGGAACAACTGGCTCGCCTGCCGGTCCATCGCCGTGATTGCCCCGCCGACGCTCGTGCGGGTGGCCTGCGGCGGGCTGGTCAGCGCAGCCGACCAGTTGGCGACGCCCGTCGCGGCGTTGACCTCGACCTGAAGTAGCCGCGCCTGAAACTCGACGCCCTCGGGGATCAGCGGCGTGACCGCCCGCACCGTGATCGTGTCGCCCGGCCCGTAGGTCAGGATCGACGGATGCGACTCGGGCGGGCCGCCGGTGACCTCCTGCGCCGGAATCGAGTTGATGATCGTCGCGGTGTTCGACCGCTCCCACAGCGTCGACTCAAGAATCGTGCCCGGCCAGTCGTCCACCGCGTCGAGCCGGGGCAGATACGGGTGATTGGCAAGGTAGGTGATCGCCACCGGCCGCACCGCATCCTCGGGCGCGTCGCTGGGCAGATCGCCGACCGCGAACGTATGCGTGCGGAGCTTGTCTGAGTCCATCAGGAAGCGGTAATTCAGGATCGCGCCGGGCACCGCCACGCCGAGCCCGGCCGTGTCGCTGCCGACCCTCGGGTACGCGATCCGCAGCGTGCATTGGGGCCGCCCGTTCGGCCGCATCTCGTACTCGGTGCGCCATTCCGGGCCGTCGAGCACCCCGGCCAGGTTGATCAGGAGCTGACCGCGCGAGCCGCCCTCCAGGAACTCATACTTGCGGTCGCGGAGCTTGCCCCCTCCCGCCTCGGTCGAGATCGCGACGCCGACCTCTTGCACCGGCTCGGCGAGCCGCCGGGCGATAAAGGTCTGCTCGGCGTTGCGGAACTCCATGAATGGGTGCTCGTCCTGCTGCCGCCGGGTCAGATAGCCGGGCAGCTCAATCAGCGTGAACTGCACGTGAGCCGAGCCGTTCTGATCCTGAAGGCCGGTCGGCACTCCGCACCAGTAGGGCTCGCCCGCATAGAACGCCCAGATCCGCCAGGACCACAGGTTGATCAGGGTCTCGGAAGCCAGCCCGCACGGCAGGTTCACGGCCATGTTTCCGTGACCGAACGCGCTGACCCGCTTGACGCAATAGAACGAGCTGACGTCGACCATGCCGAGCGAGCGGTAGGGCGACAGCATCGACTCGGCCCAGAACGTCCACTCGCCGGGCAGCGGGGTCGCCGGAACCCACGGGTTGATCGGCAGGCCGACCGGCATCGGCGCCGCAGCTCTCAGACCCATGTCGACCGCCACGCCAGCGTCACCGTGCCGCGCCCGCCCGCCCGCAGCGTCCACCGCGCCGACGTGTCGGGCGGCACCCACAGCGGACGCGAGCCGGGCAAGATGAAACTGGCGCGCGAGATCCCGCCGGGGGCCTCGGCGGTCAGCGTCGCCGTGGCCACGAGGAGCTGCACGCCTGTCTCGACGTAGGCCACCCGGATACCGCCCTGGCCGTCCGTCAGCAGCGACTCGGACAGGTCGCCCTCATAGGCCGCGTAGACCGGGGCGGGGTGGTTGCCCGTGTTGTGCAGGAGCGCCGTGTTGGGGATCAGCGCGGCGTATCGCCACGGGTAGTCCTTCGGGTAGTCGCGGCCGGTCGCCTCGGTGATGTTCGTCAGGATGACGGTTTGCCACGTGCCCTGATAGAGCGCGGGGTCGGCGGCGGTCAGCGCGACCTGATATTTGAACGCGGCCGTGCCGAGCCACTGCACTTTGAACTGGTCGGTCCCGGCGCGCACGTCGGCGGTGAGCACCCGCTCTAGGTCCCAGTCGCCGACGGCCAGGATCGCGGGCTCGCGGGCGGCGGCGCGGACGGCGAGCTGATCGCGGAACCGGCCTAGCTCCTCGCGCGGGCCGGCCACCGTGCCCGAGACGATCACCGTCCGCTCGCGCAGCACCTTCGGACCCCAGGCCGACCCGTCGCTGATCACCCGCGCGACGTCGTTACCGTCGAGCGGCGGGGAGTCGAGCCAGCCCTCAAGGTTCGTGACGACCGCGCACAGCCCGTTGTCCTGGTCGCCCGTGTTGAGCCACAGGCCGTCCCACACGACCGGGGTCAGCGGGCGCCACGGCGGCTTCGGCGGCAGGGCATACGTCCAGTCGAACCCGCGTTCGTAGCCGCGCGTCGGGACGCCGAGCGCCATCTTGGACGGGCTCATCCCACACCCCCGGCCGTCGCCCAGGCCAGCTCGCGGGAGACCATCGCGGCGAGCTGCTGCTCGTCCATCCCGGCGGACGGGTAGACGTTGATCGTCGCGCCCTGGCCGCCGAGCCCGGCCAGGCCCGGCGCGGTCCCGCCGAGCGCCGAGCCGCCGCCGACCGACGCGCGGGGCACGGCCAGGTCAGCGCCGAGCATGGAGTCGGCCCAGCCGTCGAGCAGCGAGTCGCCGAGGTTCTCGCCGAGCGCGAGCATCACCTTGGACGGCGAGCCGATGCCGAACGCGCCCTTGATCGAACCGAGGATCGGCCCGGCGACGTTGCTCTGAATCCAGCCGCCGAGACCCTTCGCGGCCTCAAGCCCTTGCTGGAGCCCGGCGATCATCTGCTGCCCGACCGGCGTCATGGCGGCGGCGTCGAGCCCGCTCTTGATAGCGCCGAGGACCGGCCCGGCCACGTTATCCCGCACGAACCCGCCGAGCTGCTTAGCCTTTTCGAGCCCGGCCTTGAGGCCCTCGATCACGTCGGCGCCGACCGTGATCGTGATCGTGGACGGGGAGAACACCCCGAACCCGCTCTTGATGAACCCGACCACGGGGCCGGTCACGTTGCCCTGAACCC